ATGCGCGTATTAAAGATTATTTGCCCTGAATGTGGTGCCAAGGCTGCTATCAGTAAAACCAATCGAAAGCACCCTGAAATTGCCGATCTTTACTGTCTGTGTTCTGACATTGAATGTGGTTATCGATTCGTCATGAATCTGACTTTTTCGCATACCTTAAGCCCCAGCGCTAAAACTGGCGATAAGTTGTTGCAGACCGTGATCAACAACCTTAATCCACAACAACGCCAAGCAGCATTAGATTTGTTGAAAGTCAGCTCTGCTGCTTGATATAACGTCATGTTTTATCAAACCATATCTATGGGGTGAATTCAGTCACCCCTATCACTTCAGTCAAATAGCCTCAATTTCTTCATACTTACATCTCATTGCTATTTTATTTGGCTGTTTAATCATCAGTAGCTGCTTTGTCGGACAATTACGCGATGGAGAATTAGGTCATTAATAAAGAAGCACCTTAATTTGCAGATAATTTCGATTTGAATCGGCTATTGATTCATATCCGAATTTATCAGAACTAAACCCTTCGCAGCATTTTAATAGATCCGCAATAATACATTTGATTCAAACGGAAGGGGTTATGTGTGGGAACGCATCGGCGAAGGATTGCTACCCGCTTATGAGCTAAAGCGGCTTTTTACCCGTAGTTTTTTACCCGTAAAGAATGAAAGGATTGAAACTGAAAGCGGTATGCATGAAATGAATAAATTACAGCAATTAACAACATTTTTACGGGAAAACCTACCAGAATTCACGTGTAAAACGGAATTTACCAGTGAAACGGGAGAAATCCGCTTTATTCAGGCTCAACGGGATTTAGGGTTGGGACAATACCAGATGTTTATCCAAAAGTATAAAGCAGTGATTAAGTGGGCGAGTTTTCCACACAGGGAATATGATCCCCGATATATCTCACTGTTAATCAACGCCTGGCTGACAGAGCAAAATGATGAATTGAGGGATCGCAATCAGGGACAGGAATGCCCAACTATGACTGTCAAAGTGAATGAAGAAACTGCTGTTGTCGTGGTGTCGTTATCACTGTCAGAGCCTGTGATTATGCGTGAGGATAAAAACGGTATTGTCCCCTTTGATGGTAAGCGTTGGCTGCTGGCAAACCCTGAAATCTGGTTTGCTGAAAATGATGTTATTCATATTGTGGACGAATCAGGAACACCTGTTGGACAAATCTGACGATGATTAATGGGCAGATTTAAGGAATTGCAAAACACATCTGCAACCTTGAACAAATAAAACATAAATAAAGGAATAAATTATGTGGCCACATGTGCAGGTTAACCAAGTTAACCAACTGCAAGGCGAAACCAAGGAAATAGAGCGCGTATTGCTCTTTGTTGGAACGGGAAAAACCAACACAGGCAAAACAATCTCTGTAAATACTCAGACGGATTTTGATTCTGTATTGGGAACAACAGATACCGCTCTGAAACGTAATGTACTGGCTGCGATGGCAAACGCAGGACAAAACTGGTCTGGGTATGTCCATGTTTTGCCGGAATCGGCAGATGAACTGGCCTTTGTTGAGGTGGTGACAGCAGCACAGCGTGTTGCCAGTGTAGAAGGATATGTGCTGACGGTCGGTGCGACTAAAGCCATTATCAAGGCTGCGCAGACTTTGCGGGCAAATACCATTGCTAAATTTGGGCGTTGGCAGTGGGCTATTTTGGCTGTTGAAGGAACACAGCCGAAAGAAACCTGGTCAGATTATGTTGCTCGTCTGGCTGATCTGCAAAAAGGAGAAGCAGTTTCATCGATCCAATTAGTGCCGTCTCTGTGGGGCAATGAAGCGGGGGTATTAGCGGGCCGTTTGTGTAATCGTGCCGTCACGGTGGCAGACAGCCCGGCACGAGTCCAGACAGGGCCATTGATGGATCTGGGAACAACAGATTTTCCGCTTGATGGTGCAGGGAAGCCGATTGATTTAGCAACATTACAAGCATTGGAAAAATTACGTTTCAGTGTGCCAATGTGGTATCCCGATTACGATGGCATGTATTGGTCAGATGGCCGCACATTGGATGTGGAAGGCGGAGATTACCAGAGTATCGAAAATTTGCGTGTTGTGGATAAGGTCGCACGCCGTATTCGTTTGCAGGCTATCGCTAAAATTGCTAATCGCAGCCTGAATAGTACACCGGGCAGCATCGCCACGCATCAGGCGTATTTCGCCCGTACTTTGCGTGAAATGTCCCGTAGTACGGAAATTAACGGTGTGACATTTCCGGGTGAAGTGAAATCACCTCAGGATGGTGACATTGTTATCACATGGCGCAATAAAAACACGGTAGAAATTTATATCACTATTCGCACTTACGAATGCCCGAAAGGGATCACGGCGAGTTTGTTGCTGGATTTGGGAGGAAATTAAATGAGCCAGCGTATTTCCGGTCAGTCGGTCGATTTTAATATGGATGGAGATCTGGTTCATGCGGAAAAGGTCAGTCTGTCCGTTACTGACAATACAGCCGCCGCCCAAACACAGGGCGTACCGGATGGTTATATCTCCGGTGATGTAACAGCAGAAGGGGAAATTGAACTCAGCACTAAGTATTTGGATATCGTCACAGCCAAAGCACGTGCTGCGGGTTCGTGGCGGGGTATTCAGCCTGTTGATCTGATGTGGTACGCCAAAGCAGGTAATGAGGAAATGAAAGTTGAAGCTTACGGTTGCAAACTGATCGTGAGTGATATTCTGGATGTTGACCCTAAAGGCGGCAGCGTGATGACACATAAAATTAAATTTGTTGTCACTTCACCTGATTTTGTGCGTATTAATGGTATTCCCTATCTCGAAGCAGAATTAACCCGTAATCTGATCGGGTAAACACAGATATTCATGGAAGAACATGAGAAAACCTTTATTACATTCGTGTAATTAGGGGGCTCATTGCATCAGGGACGATGTTTACTAAAATAATCGATAAATTATTAATTGATGAAATAAAAGAAAGGAATTAAATCATGACCAAAGAAAATAAAATTATTGCTTTAATAGTTGGCGGAAATGAAATTAAATTTGAGCCAAATATTGTCGCTTATAATAACATGATTAATGATATGACAATGGACAATAAAATTGTGCCGATTGTTACTTATTTGCGTCGTATTGTTCAGTCTGCTTCTAAACCTGCTCTTGATGAACTGTTACAAATTCCGGGTGCGGCAATGCAGTTGGTTGAAAAAATCAATTCCGAATATGCACCAAAACTGGAAATTGAAATAAAAAACTAAATGCACGGGTTAAGGCTATCGACAATAGCTTATTCGAACAGGCCTTAACTTTGCGTCGTCATTATCTACCAAATGAAAATGATGATACGGAAAATTTAGCCCGTGCAATTTGGTTAGATAATCGATATTGGGAATATACACGCATTGCAACTGCAAATGGAATTGCATTGGCATTAAAAGGTGAGCCATGAGTCAGCTCGATTTTATATTAAATCTAGTCAATAGGGTTACAGAACCACTTGATCGTATAAAAAATGCAGTCTCTGGCGTTGCTGAGGAATCACAAAAGGCATTTGGCAAAATTTCGGCGGGTGGGAAAACAATAGCTGACTCATTCTGGTCAACGCATAGCTTCCTTGAGCCAGCCATTCAAATGGATGATGCCCTGCAATCAGCCTCATTACAGGGAATTGATAGCAGTGTTATGGCAAAAATTGCCAAAGATTCTGTAACCTTTAGCTCACAATATGGCAAGTCAGCCATTGAGTTTGTGAAATCAGCGACGGAAATTAACAAAGCAGTACAAGGGCTGGAGCAAACGGAATTGCCCCAGATGACCAAAATTGCCAATACCACCGCCGTTGCTCTGAAAACCAGCTCAACAGATGCGGCGAATTATATGGGGAAAATGTTTGACCTGTTCTCCGATCATGCCGAGTCCGTAGGACATCTTCAATTTGCTGAAGAGCTGTCAGGCAAGGCTGTTTTTATGGCACAGACATTCGGCACCAGTATGCCTGAAATGACACTGCTACTGGAAAATACCCGTAAAGCAGGAACAGATTTTGGTGTGGGGATAGATGAACAGTTGGCTGTATTGGGGCAGTTACAGAGCACGTTGGGAGGCGATGCCAGCCACGCTTATGAGGCGTTTTTATCGGTTGCAACGGGTGGCGCGAAAAGTCTAGGACTGAGCTTTGTTAATGCTTCCGGCCAGATGCTTTCCATGCCGGAAATGCTGCAAAAACTACAGGCCAAATATGGCACAAGCATTGAAGGTAATCTGAAAGCTCAGGCTGAGATTGAAGCAGCATTTGGTGACTCTGCTGTGGTGGTCAAAGCGCTTTTCAACGATGTTGATGCGTTAAACAAGAACATGGCTGCGCTGGGTGCGAATGATGGAATGGAACGTACCCGTGAAATGGCGGCACAGATGGCTGATCCGTGGGAGCGGTTACAGGCAATCTGGGAGAATCTTCATATTCTAATTGGTTCAGCATTGCTGCCGGTTATAAAACCTTTGGTTAATTGGCTCGCGGATACCAGCCAAGTATTAGTGCGCTGGATGAAATTGTTTCCCAATATTGCTCGTTGGGTTGGATATATCACGTTGGCGATTATGAACTTTGCCGTCGTGGGTGCTGTCGCCAATATAGTGATGGGAATCAGTAAGTTTGTTTGGATGGGATTGATTGCCGTATGGAATACGGGAGCATTTATATTATCTTTGCTAACAGGAAAGTTCCGTGTGTTGGCAACAGTCAGTACAGTATTGAGTACGGCATTAACTTGGCTTCGCTCCACCCTGATTTTCACCAATGTAGCAGCCTGGATGGCAGCGGCTGGCCTTACTGCCGTAACTTGGCCTGTATTGGCAATTATTGCTGTTATTGCTGGATTGGTTATTGTAGTTATTAAGTTCTGGCAACCCATTAAGGCTTTTATTCAAGGTTTTATTCAGGGCTTTGGTGAAGCTAGTGGTGCACTTTTTCCGATTGCATCCTTATTTGGTGCAATTGGTTCTGTCATCAGTATTGTTTGGCAGTGTGTTAAGGTTCTGTTTGGCTGGTTTGCTGATTTGTTAGCTCCAATACAATACACCAGTGAAGAATTACAAGGTGCCACTGATGCGGGACGTTCTTTTGGCCATTCTGTGGCTGGAGCTATTGAAGTTATTATGACTCCAATAAATTTGATTATTCAGCTTATTATCGTTCTGGTTTCTCTATTTGAGTTCGCAGGAGAAAAAATATCTAATTTTTTTGAAGATTTTTCTCTGGGTAATATGTTCTCTGGCCTTGGCGATATATTAAGCTTTATTCCGGGTTTCGAAATTGGATCTATTGGAGCCAAAGTAATTGGGGAAATGGTTAATGATCCAATGGAAAAAACAACGGCTTCCAATATGGGAGTGGGAAAAAATACTCAAAAGTTGATAACTCAGTCCAATAATATGTTGCAGGGACAATCCCAAACTATATCTCAGCAAATTATGCCTCAGACTGTGCAATCAGTTAATCCGTTGGAAAGTGAAGGAGTATTAACAGGTGGAAAAAAACTGGGTATTAATAGAAATGGCCTGATGAGTGAAGTGGCGAATAATTCACAGACTATTAATGATAACAGCCGCCGTATTGAAAGTGTGACATTCAATGTTTCCAATGGCATGACACCAGATCAATTTACGGAATGGGAACAAGTGGCCTATGGATGAGCCTAGATATATTGATTTGTTAATTAGTGAGCGTGATTTTACGCTCAATTCAGGGAATGAACCGCATTTCTGTAATAATCGGTTTTCTATTGGACAGGATTGTGTTCACGCGATTATTGAAAGTGGTCTGGCAACAAATTTAATTGCTGAACGCAGTCCGACATTACGTGCGGATATTCAGACTCAGATAGTGATTCTAATCGAAAATGATGAGCGGATTATTCCGGGCACTGTCAGCATCAATGAAGAATCACCGACCAAGTTATGGATCACGGCAGAAACTTACGATTTTGGTCGTATTAATGTGAGTGTGGGAAATGGACACTAAACCAACGATGGATTATGAAAAGGTACTGCGTGACAGCGGGATGCCGACGACGGAAGCCGATATTAGCAAGGCATTCGCTCAGGTCGTGGATGAGGCGGGATTAATCACCAACACCTCGCGCATGTCCCCGTTCTGGCGGCTGATTAACACCATTGTCACGCGCCCGGTACTGTGGCTGAAAGACGCATTAATCAACGTCACGCTGAAGAATATGTATTTAGCGACGGCATCGGGTGCATGGCTGGATATGTTTGCCTGGGGCGTGAACCTGAAACGCAAACCTGCTTCTGCTGCACAGGGGGTGATCCGTTTTTATAAAGCGGCGGGCGCTTCGGCGGTGACGGTGCCTGCCGGAACGGTTATCCAGACTGAGCGCATTAATGGCGAAATCTACCGGGTCAGCACCACGGAAAGTACGGTGATAGCTGACGGTGTGCCCAGTGCTTTGTTGCCCGTCACCGCAGAGGCCGCAGGCGGCGCATTTAACCTTGCACCCGGATATTTTCGAATTCTGCCCGTGGCGGTGTCCGGGATTGTGCGGGTACAGAATGAAGAAGGCTGGTTATTGGCGCCCGGTGCGGATGCGGAGTCGGACGATGATTTGCGTGATCGTTGCCGCAACCAATATAACCTGGTCGGTAACTATCATACTGATGCGGTTTACCGCGGCATGATTGCCACTGTTGCAGGTTTAAGTATTGACCGGATTTTCTTTCTGCATGACGCGCCCCGTGGCGCGGGAACCGCCAATGCGTATCTGTTGCTGGATTCGGGGGTGATTAGCCAGCCGTTTATTGAGGCGGTCAACGATTACATCACCAATCAGGGCCATCACGGGCATGGCGATGATATGCAATGCCTGCCGATGCCGGAAACTCAGCATGACTTAGCGGTCACATTGTTTGTGGTCAGTCTGGCGAACTACAGTCAGGAGCAGATAGTGACCCTGAAACGGGATGTGGAAAACCTGATCCGCTGCGCATTCCGGGAAAACAGCCAGTATGCCGTGAAGAAAACGTGGCCGTACTCGCGCTTTTCCTTTTCCAACTTAGGGCGGGAAATCCACCGTGAATTCAGCGAGATTGAATCTCTGACTTTTTCACTGGGGGATATTCTCAGTGACTTAAGTGTGCCGAGACTGAAAACACTCTCTGTGGAGGTGAAAAATGTCTGAGTTCAGGGAACGTCTTCAACGACTGACCTTGCCCTCATGGATGGATAAAGGTGAGCCTGCCAAACTGCTCAATGCAGCGCGGACATTCTGGTCACAGGTTTATGACTGGCTGACATGGCCGTTGGCCCAACTGGATGCGGAAACCTGTACCGAATCGCTGTTATCCGTACTGGCCTATCAGCGGGATATCCAGCGTTTTAACGGCGACCCGCTACCCTTGTTCCGAAAGCGCGTGAAGTACGCGTTTATCAACGCCAAAGATGCCGGCAGCATCGCGGGATTTATTGCCATCTTTGAACGCCTCGGCGTGGGCTATGTGGAATTACTGGAACGCCAGCCGGACATTGACTGGGATGTGATTATCCTGCGCCTCAGTGACAGCCAGATAGCGGCCAACCCTGATTTGCTGATGAATATCATCCGCCAGTACGGGCGCACCTGCCGTCGTTACCGTTTTGAAGTGATCGCGAAAAACCAGTTATTGATGCGGGTAGGTAGCGTGGGAGCAGATTATTGCGCGTATGCCGCCGCCATACCGACCCAACCATTATTATTAAAAGTGGGGCATATCGCAGGCGTTGCCGTCTGTGACAGTGCCAGCCTCAAGGAAAGTACTGCACCGAACGTCACCTACGGTGCGACATTATAAGGAAATAGTATGTCTTCAGTGATAACGACAGACTTTGAAAAATGGAAAGCCCAGCAAGTGGCCGCAGGTCAGCCTGTGGTGCTGGATGAATTTGTCTTTGCCAATGTGCCGAACCTTGATCCGTCGAAAGAATTCAGTCGCAGTGAAAAATTGCCTGCTCAAAACCAGATTGTTCACCGTCAGGCGGTCAATAAAACCGGACTCGCCAGTGAGAACGCGGTGGCTTACAGCGTCACACTGGGCACCGAAGTGGGTAATTTTGATTTTAACTGGATTGGCCTTATCAGTAAGACCTCCGGTGTCATTGGTATGATCACCCATGCGCCCACCCAGAAAAAAATCAAAACCGCTAACGGCTTGCAGGGCAATGTCCTTACCCGCTCTTTCCTGCTGGAGTTTGACGGTGCAGCAACAGAAACAGCGATTACCACCACAGCAGAAACATGGCAGATTGATTTTACCGCCCGTTTAACAGGCATTGACGAAATGCAGCGCCTGATTAATACCGACAGTTATGGTGAAGCCGCCTTTTTTGGGGATGGCTTTGCGGTGGTGCGTCAGGGCGAGCAGTATCTGGTGAAAAAAGGGCTGGCCTATGTCGGTGGGCTGCGTGGAGTACTGGAATTTGACCAGACATTAAACAGTCTGCGTAATATCCGTGTGTATGCCGATTTTAGTTATCAGGGCAATCTGGTGAGCCAGTGGAAAACCACTGTTAAAATTACGGCTGCAAATGACCAGAAAAACTACGTGGATGCAGCCGGATATCCGCATTATGTGTTTGCTATTGCCCTGATTGACGGAAACGGCAATGTGACTGACTTACGCCGTCAGGGAACATTAAATGCCCGTGATATTGCTGATCTACAAAAAGTCTTAAATCAGGTTCAACAGGACTATGCCACGAAAGCGGCATTATTACGCGGCCTGAATGCAAAGCAACCCAAAGGCGATTATGCGACATGGCAGGAAGTGCAAAGCGGATTGAATGCCAAACAGACGAAGGGTGACTATGCCACAAAAGAAGACCTTAAAACGGGGCTTGCGGGAAAGTTTAATCACACGGGTGGTGAAATTTCAGGCAGTATCGATATCAGAGGCAATATCACTTCTTATGGTGATGTGATACAGGTCGTCAATAATAAAAATAATCAATCCCTGCAACTGGATGTCACCAATGACGGCATTGTACGCATCAATGCCAGAAGAAAAGGCGAAGAATCCACAACCCATTTGTTACCGGGTGGGAGTGGTCAACTCATGCAACTCGGGGACAATGGATTCGCCGGGAAAGGGGTGCTGTACAATCACAACCAGAAGGCACTGGAATCCGTGTTACTGAGAGAATCCAGTCTCTCGCAAATTTTCAGAAATGATACCACCACGACCTTAGCTCATCGGTATTCACCGAGCCTGTTGATGAGAACGGGGGACACCTCCGCCATTCTCTCGGTTGATTTTAATTCGGCTAATGTCAAAGTGACCTCCGTGTTACTGAATAACAACGAAAGAAAAAAGAATGACCTGTATGGCACCGGCAACACGAAAGTGGATAGAAGTGGTTACTTACGCATTGATTCCTCTTCTACTGAATTAGTGGGTGTTCCTGTCGGCGGCACTGTTTTGTGGAACTCATCCGCGCCCATCCCTGCGGATTTCTGGCCTAACGAAGGGCGTGAATTTTCAGCCAGTGACTACCCGGAATTAGCCAGGATATTTCCAGACCTGAAATTACCCGATGACCGCGGATACGCCATCCGTATCGCTGACAATGGGAGGAAGATTGATATGGGGAGAACCGTGGGAACCTATCAGGATGATGCCATGAGAAACTTAACAGGTGCGTTTACCGCGCGGGCTGACAGTGGGGCACTCACGACCGGGGTTTTCAGTAAAGAAGGGGCGGGTCAAACGATGTCATCCGGCCCCTCCGATGTCCTCGGCACCATCCACTTCAATGCCGCCCGGCAAGTCCCCACGGCACACGAATTTCGTATGAAGAACGTGGCTAAAATTTTAATTACGAGGATAAAATAATGAAATACACAACAACGATTCAAAAAGCCCAATTCAACGATAAGGGACTGGCCATCATTGCGGGCTGGGCTGAGGTCTATATCTGCGACCCCATGACACGCGAATATATTCATGCATCATGGGATAATGTGCCGTTCGGCGGCTCAGTTGTTGGCGGTGCTTACCGGGATAAGCCTGACTTACCGACAGAATCAGCGATTGCGGTGATCCGCAGTGAAGATGAAAAGTCGTGGGTATATGTTGCTGACCATCGCGGTAAACAAGCCTACAATACCGACAATCGCCAGCCCGTAGAGATTGATTTCCTTGGTGATTTGCCACCCTCGCTGACACTTTCTGAACCCAAAACGGATTTTGATGTATGGGACGGCAAAAACTGGGTCACGGACACTGACGCACAAAAAGTCGCGCTGATTGCACACGCCGAGTATGAAAAAGCACAAAGACTAAAAGAGGCAAATAATACCCTCACTTATTTACAGGATGCGGTTGATGTTGAGCTGGCATCCGACGAAGAAATTGCCGCCCTGCAAGCGTGGAAAAAATACCGTGTTTTATTAAACCGTGTAAACACATCAAAGGCGCCTGATATTCACTGGCCGGAGCAATCCCAGTAATGCACTGGCAGCGTAAAACTCTGCAACTGTCCCCGAATTTATCGGGGCTATCGGCTGCTATTGTGCCCGTTCATCCGTTTATTTACGGTATCGGGCAGCAGACTGACAGCGGCAGTTACTTAAGCCCAACCAATGCCATTGAGACGCTGGCGACTAAACTCACGGGTGCAGGCGATATCAACAGCCTGATACTGATGGTGTGTGCCAAAACGTATGATGAGTTTATGCAGCATCTCACGCAGTTTTCATCAGTGCTACCGCTGCCTGCATTTGCTCAGGTCAAACGGATGGCAAAGACGGCGGAAAGTCTGGCCACGACCAAAATGCAATTGCCGGGCAAACTGGGTGGCGGTTTACCGCTGCCCCAGCCCTTATCCACCGCAACCAGCCGTCTGGCGGTCAATGCGCAATTGATCGCCAACGCCAACGCGCAGGCCAGTGCGGGTAGCAGTATCGCCGGGTTAACATCTCAGTTAACCGCCTTTACTGCCGCCCGACAATCCGCGTTGCAGCACGTCACCGATGCCATGAGCGGATTGGCGGGAAAGTCAGCCACGGTCTGGGCGTTCTCCGGGAAAGGGAACGGCGCACATGTGGCGGAAAAGTTACGTAAGAATATCCCCGAACCGGACGCGGTTTACACGCTGGCGGTTCTGTTTGCCGGGGACGATATTCGCCCATTAGAAAGGATGCTACATGAGCCAAATTATCATCCTCGCCCTTGATGGTGAGGCCATTCCGTTAAAAAGCCTGACTGTCACGCCGTCAGTGATGTTTCAGGATCAAGACCAGAGCGGGCAGTCTTCCAGTACCGCAGTCGCTGAACAGGGGATTAAGCCGAAAGAACTACGTATCACGGGCATTATTCCCTTTACCGAACAGAAAACCCTGGCGCGCCTGTTTGCGCTGGCGGAAGCCAAAGACAGTGGCAACCTGAAACGCTACCGGGTCGCCAACCTGACCGCACAGGCTATTAACTTTCGTATTGGCACCTTTACGGGCACGATTGATGCCAGCAAGGTGGACGGCAAGCAGGCATGGCAGGTTTCTTTCACACTCAGGGAGCACTTGTCTGTGGCGGAAAAACGTGATTCTCGTGCAGCCAGCAATATTCAAGCGAAAAAACAAACAAGACATGGAGGAAGTGTAGTCAAAGAAGAGTCGGAAGAATTAAGCTGGTTTGAACGCCATGTATTAAAGCCGATTAATGATTGGATAGGACCAGCCAAATAATGACACCGATTAGCCGACTTTATCTCTCCGGTGATGAAATTCATTTGGTTGATTTCAATATCATGCTGGAGCTGTCATCTTGTGGCCGGGGCTTTATCACGGCTGAAACAACCACCGATTATACTGGAAAACTTGTCCGTCTGGATGTGGGTTACCCGGATTTGGTGTTACGCTGGTTTACGGGCTATGTAGAGCGCGCACAACCTGCCCAGAATGGCTACCAGCGTCTGTTTGTGCGTGAGTTGATTGGCGTGTTTGACCGTCTGTGGTCATGCTCTTTTCAGCATCCGACTTTGCGACAGATTGCGGACTGGTTGCAGGAGCATAGCGGGCTAACGTTCACCCTACCGGATGCGACTTATACAGATAAACCTATTCCACACTACACCCACAATGGCACGGGTTACCAATTGCTGGCGAATCTAGGACTGGTCTTTACCATTGAAGATTATATCTGGCACCAATTACCAGATGGTTCGGTTTATCTGGGAAGTTGGAAGCATTCAATGTTTGTCGGAAAGCCCGTCGAGATCCCCAATGAATTCAGCCATAATCAGTCGTCGGGTAATGCTATGACCATTCCGATGATCCAATCATTGCGACCGGGGTTTGTGGTCAATCAGCAGCGGCTGAGTAAGGTCAATCTGAACAATGAAAACATGACTATCACATGGTTGCCCAACGGCCAGCAGGAAAACAGAACCCCCGCCCAGCGTCAGATTGATGCAGCGTACCCGGAATTATCGGCGGGCACGCATCTGCCCAAATTCGCCCGCATTGAGGCACATACCGAAAACACAACCAGCGGCGATATGGCCGACCCGTTCCGCCCGCGCTATGCGGTCGATGTGCAATTGTTGGATGATAATGGCAAAGATGCCGCCGCCCCGGTTTATCGTGCCGTTCCTCTGTCCTTGCCAATGGCGGGCAATGAATCGGGGATGTTCCAATACCCGCCCATTGGCACGGTGGTTGAAATTGCGTTTGAAGGCGGGCGCCCGGACAAACCTTTTATCCGCCAGACCTTGAGTCAGGGCAATACATTGCCTGATATCAAGCCCGGTGAACAGTTGCAGCAGCAGCGGGCGGAAGTCTCACAGCGGGTGACACAGGAAGGCAGTTGGATACGCCAGACTGACCAGACCATTAATGAATCCTCCATGCATCGCGAAATTAAGGCTGACACGGAAGCCCGCACCGTGGTAGCCCGTGACACCACGATACAGGCTACGGATAAGACGGTGGTGTTAGGTACATCAACCCTACTGGCAGGCGCAGTTCAGCAAGTGGCTGACGGGGATTACAGTCTGGCGGCCTCCTCGAATTACCTTGCCTGTGTGGGGAAAGATGCTAATGTCGAAGTCGGGCAAAAGCTGATAGAGAAAATCGGCCTGCTTAAACAAAGCATCGCAGGCGTAAAACAGGAAATCGTCGCACCTGTGGTCTGGGTAGGCAGCCAGCAACTTAACGTCATGACTCTGATGTTAGAGACACTGGATGTGGTCAAGGAACTGGCGGAACTGACCGCCGCTCATACCCATCACAACACAGGGACACCACAGAACGCCAGCGCCATCAGAAACACAGCCCATAAATCCGATGGACTGAAACAGAAGTATTCGCCTGTGATTGGTTAGACAAATCGACCTCGCTTCGGCGGGGTTTATTTTTATCCCCTCATCAAACGTCACCAGACGCACACAGCACCGTTCACTCCTCAATTCACTACTCGCCGCTATGGTTCATTTGGATCTGCGTTACTGTGGCGTGTTCACGCTGTACAATCCCCATGAAATAAAAGTAAACCTGACGTAAAACGCACTACACCGCACCCGCTTGCATGTTTTGGATCAAAAGTGGATCGCGGGGTAAGGGGCAATTATTAAATATTAGTTAATTTTCTTATGTGAAATCAGGTAATTGGACTGTAGGGGAGTGAAAAAACCAGTACAGTAATTCATTGCACTGGTTGATTAATTTTAGAGAAAGTTTTATTCGGAAATTCTTCCTAAAGAATATTTGTGCATCGGATAACCGTCTTCATCAACACCAGGTGCTACAGATAGCAAAACCCATTCTCCACTATTTAATAGGTTATTCATTTCATATTGCTCAGGGCCTCTGACTGTATACTCAGCAACTTCTTTTACTGTAGTAATGTTGAAAGCATTATTTTCTATTTCGATCTCCCATCTGGTTTCGACTACTGGCAAACTCATATTACCTTCAGAGTAAGAGATAATGAAATATTAAGAAATCCCTGTCGCCATTTTGTCACCACTGGTCTATAAAAACAAAAAAGCCACTTGCTAAAAAGTGGCTTAATGTGCTGATTTAACAGATAAAATTTGGTAGCCCCTGCTGGACTTGAACCAGCGACCAAGCGATTATGAGACTGAGTAAGTGGTTTTATTTATTTATACTTGTTATTAATTTTCAATTAATTACAAATTTTATAACTACTGTATAAATCCACATAAATAACCTAAAATACTTGCCTACGGTATCCTATAAGTATCCTAGCGTCTGCAAGCGATTCACAAGATACCCTAATCGTTTGGTAACAATAGAAAAGTTGATTCTTACTTTTTTAATATAGAGGGACAGATGTGGAAACTTTCAAATTCACGAAAGCTAAACTAGAAAGCCTGCCACCCGCAGAACGTGGGCAAGTTGAGTATAGTGATACAGTGGTAAACGGGTTACGTATTCGTATCGGTACGACTGGAGTTAAAAGTTTCTGTATTTCCAGAAAGAGAAAAGGAAAGTTTATCCGTGCCACATTAGGGCGATTTCCTGATTTATCTATTGATAATGCTAGGGCAAAGGCGCTTGAAGTTCTTGGTGAAGTAGCCACTACAGGCCAGAACCCCAATGTTGTTAAGCGTATCAATGAAAAAGCAGTAGTGACATTATCTGAAGCGTTAGACACCTATATTTCTAACAGAGGGCATAGATTAAAACTCACTACTGCCAATCAATATCGTTCCATATTAAAGAACTTTTCCGGTGATTGGCTGCAACAACCACTAGCATCAATAAGCAGGGAACGTGTCGAACTCAGGCATAAAGCAATCACTGAGGGTAGTGTTTGGTTTGGTGCTGATAAAGCAACGTTACGTGCGGGTGTTGGGAGTGGTAGTAACGCACAGGCCGATTTATGGGCTAGGTCGTTAAGGGCTGTTTATCGTTTTGCCCATGACCATTATCGAGATGAAGAAGAAAGGGTTTTACTCCCTGATCCACCTACTGCCGTTTTGAGTACAAAGCGTAAATGGCATGGCACGGTAAGAAAAACTGATCGTATCCGAACACATGAACTTGCACTCTGGTTAAGTGCTGTGACCACTGTTCGGGATAAAGCCGAAAATGGAAGAGATGATGTTGCAGTCGCTGCATGTGATGCGGTGGAAATGGCTATGTTTACCGGATTACGTAAATCGGAGATATTCAACCTTACGTGGGATCGTGTGAATATGGGAGGGCGTTATTTCTGGATAGAAACAACCAAAAATGGCGATCCGCTTGAACTTCCTATTACTGATACCTTAAGGAACTTGTTTCGTCGGCGTTTGATAATGAAACAGGGAGAACAGGATTTTGTTTTTCCCGGTCTGAGAGGTGTTATCAAAGAATGTCGTCATATCATTGATCGTATCAGCGCAGCTACTGTCCCTGAACCAAATTTAGATATGCTCCAACCAATACCATTCAAATGGCACGATGCCCGCCGTACATTCGGTACAGTAGCCGAATTAGTGGGAGTGGGTAACTATATTTTGAAGCGCTTAATGAATCACAGAACATTACGTAGTGCTGATGTTACTCAAGGGTATTTACATTTTGGTGCTGATGAATTGCAGGAGCCAGCTAAAAGAATAGAGCTGGCGATACTGGAACATGCTGGCATAGTAGAGAATAAAAAGGTATTAGATCAAAAAATTATTTCTATTCTGTCTGGAATGAGTGATGAGGATAAACGAAGAATTCTTTTTCAATTATCAGAATAAAGTGCTAAAAATTAATTATGGAAAAAATGTGGTGGATTAGTGGAGGATTTGATGTACAAATACTTATATGGAAAATGGAAATACTTGAAAGGATTAATTGAAGGTGATGGGGGAATTAGGCTTTGTGATATTCGACATTATGTACGACTTGAAAATGAAAATATGCAAGATGATGAGGAGGTAAAGCATTTTGAGTTTCCTCCTGAATCATACCAGTTTTCTATTAATAATATAGATCTGGATTCAAAGGATTTTGTTGGTCAAATAAAATTTGATATTTTTGTGAGACCATGTCTATGTATTTGTTTTAGTAATAAAAAGAATGATTCTGAATTATTTGAAAAATTTGAAGCAGACGTATGTATTGAATTTAATGTTAATTGCCTTATAGAGTTCTTAAAGTACATATTTGAAACACAGTTTAAAGGGGAGGTAATTGCAAAAAATGTGTATTACTACACAGACAATGCTGGTCTAGGAACATTATCTTCACAGGATGCAGTTTTCGCTAAATCAATTAAATACGAACATGAAGATGAGTTTAGGATAGCAGTATTTTTACCATATGATTATGAAACATTGATCACGGTAAATGGAAAAAAATTTAAAGCTTTTAACAAGTGTGAATGTAAGTTAAAGACCATAAAAAATGGTGAATGTCACTGTTATTTTTCATTGTTACATAATGGGTTGGCTGATGGATTCAAATCGTATATTAGAGATGTAAAAAAAAATAATTAGTATCAATGGTTATTTTTTTACCATTTTATACTTTTTTAGTTAATGGTTTTCCTGTAAAAGAACCTGCTCTTCTCCTGTATACAGTGTTATACAAGATGAATCTCTGTCCTAAATTGTTACTTATAAATAATCTATCACTACTGATAATTAATAATATATGGTGCTAAAAATGAGAATACATCCTTCCGCAACAACCTTAGAAAAATTCACCAGAGCAGAAGCCGCAGTTTATCTTGGTGTCACTGCACAAACGCTGGCTAACTGGGCGTATACAGGAAAAGAAAAAATTCCATACCATAAGATAGGTCGTAAAGTTATTTATTTAAAATCAGATCTTGATGGTTATTTGGTTTCAACTCGCCGTGTTCAGACAGCCTAATAAAAAGAAAAAATAAAAGGTGACATTGCAAAAGTCACCTTCGAAATAATTAATTTTTAGGACAAAAGATCTATGAACCGAATTAATAAAATTTATTCAGATCAGCCTTTGGGTTTAATTCCTAATCGTTCTAGTTCGTTACGTCCCAAAGTTTTAAGCCAGTTAGCTAGGCTCATTCCTGATTTTAGGGCTGCATCTTCAAACTGTTCTTTCAGTTCTGGAGTTATACGCATTCTAAATTGTGGGGATTGTCCATCACCTTTAGGGCTTTTGTCTCGTTTTATTGTTGACAAGTGACCACCTATTGAATTAGCTTTATCTTTAATAGGTGGTCACCTTAACATGGTAAAACCTATAAAATCAACGCCCCCGAACAGTGCTACCAACACTGAGCGAGGGCTAACCACCAACGATATCAACACTATCGAGGTAGCTATGTATCAATATACCTTTCTAACCAGAAAGGGCAAAGTCTGTTTGCCTAAAAGCATTCCTATATGCTTTACCTCCATTTAGGAGGTAAGCCATGTTTAAACTCATTGTTACCACCACAAATCAACAGACTGGCGAAACAAAAAAAGAAACGGTTCGATACCGATATAAAACGTTACGTGGTGCAGAAAACGCCGCTAATAATATTCGTCGTGCTTCTATACCAGATGGTGAATCCGTTACTGTTGAAATTATCAGAGAGCAGGAACATAAGCAGCCTGTGTCACTGGAACAAGCCATGTTTCGGGCAGGTCTGGCAACCTCTTTGTTTTATGTCATCCTTGAAAAAGCCAGCACCGAATGCTCTGTCGATTTAAATAATCTGATTGCATTGGCCTGTGATATTAATCAGGAAGTCTATCGCTCACTATTTGCTGTTGTTTACAGGGAGTGAACCCATGAGCAAAACATTTTCATATAAAAATAACGACAAGATTCACCCGATAGACTTTATCTGTAACGTAAAAAAATCAGCCATCAATCACTGGCAAAGCCTGTTGCCAGCCTGTGGTGTTGATGTTCCGGCAAAGGGTAAGCATGGTGCTTGTCCGATATGCGGCGGTACTGACCGCTTTCATTTTATCGATGATAACCATCATGGCGATTGGCATTGTCGCCAGTGTGATGATCCCAATCACGGTGACGGGCTGGATTTAGTGGCAAGAACTAAGGGGATAGCCATCTTTTCCGCCGCTAAGTTGGTAGCTGATGTGTTAGCACTTCCCTTGCCTGAACCCAAGCCAGCTAAAGAGCAGCCCCGAACAGTGAAGCCGATTACTGAACGTATAGCGGCACTGGTTGCAACATTTATTACAGGTGAATCTCAGTATCTGGCTAAAAAGGGGCTGCAATGCCCCAATCAGCGGTTATTGAAAGATGGTTCTTTATTGTTGGTGACTCAGGTGCTGGACGGCACAACCACGGGCGCACAGACCATCAAGCCAAACGGTGAAAAACGCCTTGTTACAGGCACGCAGAAAAAGGGAGTTTTATCCCTGTATCCGAGATTACCGGAACGCCAGACACTTTCATCATCACCGAAGGTTATGCCACCGCTTTAACGGTTAGGCAGTTACATAAAGGCGTCGTGCTGGCGGCGATTGATGAAAGCAATTTACTGACTGTTTCCGAGCAAGTCAGGGCGCAATGGCCAGACGCAAAAATCATCCTTGCTGCTGATAACGATTGGCACGAACCAGAAGAACGGGACAAAAACGGCAGGTTAAAAAAGAACGTTGGTAAGATAGCGGCAGAAAAGGCCGCTATAGCGATTAACGGCTGGGTCGCGCTACTACCTACGGCATTGAAATCTGACTGGGACGATTATCGCCAGCATCACGGCATTGAGTCAGCAACGCAGGCATTCAGCAACGGGTTATATCAGGTTGGAGAGAAAAAACTCATGGAAGCAGAAGCGGTGATTATCCACGAAACGAAGCTCAAAAAGGCCAATAACAATCTGGCACAAATGGCAGCCAGTCAGCGCGGGGCACTATTGGTTGAGCGGTACGGCAAAGTGGCGGTTAATCCTGATAGCGAAATGGTTTACCACTATAACGGTACAACATGGGAAACCGTGTCGGATAATGAGCTGCGCCGCGCAATGGTGGCAATTTTTGACAAGCACGAAACCCCTTACAGCCCAAACGGGATTAATAACGCTATCTATGCCATGAAATTACAAGTGCCAGTTATCGGAGAGTAACGGCAGGATTTAATCGGATTTCATAATGGTGTTTATGATTTATCGGCTCAAAAGTTTACCCCACACCAGCCGGAACACTGGTTAATGAATCATAACGGTATTGCATTCACCCCGCCTGCTGTCGGTGAAAATTTACCAGACCATGCCCCAGATTTTTATCGCTGGTTATCCCATGCGGCGGGAAGCAATGAAAACAAGATGAATCGCATTAAATCCGCCCTGTTTATGATCCTGGCAAACCGTTATGACTGGCAGTTATTTATTGAAGTCACAGGTGAAGGCGGCAGCGGTAAAAGTGTGTTTACTTATATTGCGACATTATTAGCAGGTGAGCACAATACCGCCAGTGGCAATATGAAGGCGCTGGACGAAGCCAGAGGGCGTTATCAGTTTGTCGGGAAAAGCCTGATTACGCTGCCCGATCAGGTTAAATATGTCGGTAAAGGGGCTGGCATTAAGGCGATTACTGGCGGTGATTTAATCGAAGTTGACGGGAAATATGAGAAGCAATTTTCTACGGTAATTAAGGCCGTTGTATTAGCCACCAATAATGAATCGATGAGTTTTACAGAACGCAACGGAGGTATTGCCCGGCGGCGGGTAATATTCCCGTTTAATATTCCGGTTAAAGAGTCAGAGAAAGATCCACACTTGCCGGAGAAAATCAGCCGGGAACTGCCGGTCATTATCCGCCATTTATTAAACGAATTTGCCGACCAGAACAAAGCTAAAAAGTTGCTACAGGCACAGCGCGATTCTAACGAAGCGTTAATGGTGAAAAGCAATTCCGATCCATTGTATCGTTTCTGCGGTTATCTGGTAACCGTCAATGAGTCCACTGGGATGAAGATGGGCACTAAGAACATCAGCCCACGCGCACCGAGAGTGTATTTATATCATGCTTATCTCTCTTTTATGGAAGCGCACGGCTTTGAACGCCCGCTGACACTGACCAAGTTCGGCGAATCTCTGCCTAAAATTATGCTGGAATACAAAAAGGAGTATTAGAAAATGCGAACCAAGAAAGGTTACTCTTATAACGTTGAGTTATCGGAAGAAGCCGAAGAGTGGTTGCAGTCATTGCCTGAATGCCGGAGCTTTAAATCCCCGCTATAAACTTTTTGAATTTAAGTCTGCATTCCATACATAATTTTAAATATCTATCTGTATTTAAAAGAAAATAATAGATGTATAGTTATTTCTTAGCTATACATCAAATATACATTCTCTTCATTAGGGTAAAAAAAGGGTGAACAGAGGGTTCAATGAATGAATATCATATTAATTACTGCAAACCCAGATGTAGCAAGGCTTTGAGAAAGATGTGCAGAGGGTGCATAACTGAGAGGGTGAAAAAGATTTATAGGGGTATCTCTGGCAGGTAAATAAAAGCTGGATGATAGGAGACAGTAAAATAAGGTATCAGCCTGATTTGGTATTACCAGAAATTTAAACGATGTAATATTCTGATTTTATTTAAGAACAGAGATTAATCACAAATTTACTGCTGAATTTTTCTTCATGCTAGAATAGATAAATATTCCTGCTGTATCCTGTTTCATTCATTCGATTTTATCGAAAGTCAGATCACAGGAGACAAGATGTCACACGTTATCTACTTATCACTAAAAGGCAAGAAGCAGGGATTAATTTCAGCGGGATGTTCAACGCCTGAATCCATCGGAAATCGTTATCAGACAGGCCGGGAAGACGAAATACAGGTACTGAGTGTCAGCCATTCAGTAAGCCGCGACCAGAACGCGCATCATCACCCAGTCAGCTTTACCAAGCCCATTGATAAATCCTCACCTCTCTTAGCAATGGCAATCGACGGAAACGAATTACTGGAAGCGCACTTTATGCACTACCGGACAAGCCCGATGGGACAACTGGAACTCTTTTACGAAATTAAACTGACAGGCGCTACGATTGTCAATCTGGCCTACAATTATCCCCATTCCATCAATGACAACGACGTAATCCCCCATGAAGTGGTGATGTTCGATTACAAGTCTATCTCGTGTAACCACATTGCAGCGGGGACTTCGGGCTACAGCATAACACAATTAGCCGGGCGTGAAGAAGGCAGGCCGCTGTTGTCTGGGTTCTCGAATGTGAAGCCATTGATTGAAGAAGCTGTTGTGGCTCTATTTAGCCATAAGTTCATACTGAAACATCAAGGGGATGCTTGCCAAGATATTGCGTATGGTGTGGAAACGGACAAGGGACTGATTGAGGGAATATGTCAAACATCTGGAATGACAAAACAGTTTGATGCCAAAAAAGAAGAAAATATTGAAGTTAAATATTTATTTCAGACAAAAATAGGGATTTGATAATGTCGATTTTTAAGACCAAAACCGTTAAAGGCGGAAAAACAACAGAAATTGAAACCGATGTTTTTTATTTAAACCAAATCCCGGATGCAATGGAAAAAATGGGCTGGGAGATGGCACCAAAATTAATGCGCCATTGGTTTAATACAAAACCTGCCTATACATTTACGGAAGAAGTAAAAACCAAATATGTTACAGGTAAAGCAATAGACATACCAAATGAAAGGATTAATGATTCCATCATAAAAATGCAATGGGCACTGAAATATAAACAACCTAAAGATGTGATGGATGTATTAATTAATGGTTGGGCAAGTAATGCAGGTATAGACCAATTAAAAATTCAATTAGAAAAAGAAGGTGGAAAGAAAACATTAGGATATGAAAAGGATATACGAGAAATAGATACTCTTTCAGTGGTTAATTCTAGAAGATTTGGTTCTAAATTTGATACGATTGACGATTGGTATGGTGCTATGGGCAATTCTAATATGAAGGTAGCTGTTAAAGGCCACGTGGATAAATTAAATAATAAAGATGTTTTTGTCACCGAACAGATTGGTATGTATTTAAAAGACACCTATGATTTCGTCGGCTCTAATGAACCTTTGGGAATTTGGAGTAAAAACGGTATATTAGATAAAGTTAGCTCCGTTGATTATGCGGCTCTTTATGCCAGTGGAAGCTGGATGGTCCTATGGATTAAATACAATGGATATGTTCCTGTAATTAATGATAGTTTTAGAAAATGGCAGAAAAAGCATAATGAAGGCGGCGATTTTATGGTTTTTTCTGATATCTTATGGATGGATCCATTACCACAAAATAGAATCATTCACCTATGAAAACTCAATGTAAATTTTTTTTTAAAAAACCATTATTGGTTTTTTTGCTAATTACTATTTTTATAATATGGATGTTATTTCCATCAACTTTCTTTTCTGGTAATTGGAATAAGGAATTTGAAGTAAAGGATGAAAATGGTCAATATACCGCAGTGGTATATAGAAAATTACCAATATCGCCATATGCAATGTTTAAGTTCGTTATGGGGGATAAATATTTCATTGTTTTATATGATAGTAAAAATAAAAGTATATGGAAGAGTTCTCCATTTACATCAATATCATATGAGGCATTTTTTGCTTCATTTGGTTTTCCAACCCCTAATACCGATGCTTTTATATATCCAACAGATTATGGATATGAGAGCATCCATATAAATAAGTTAGAGTGAAAATTTTTGTAAATATTCTGTATTCATGTTTTCCCTTGTTTAGCCTCTAAATTTTAGAGGCTTTTTTATTATTTTTCACAGTGTTAAATAGTCTTTTAAAGAAAATAACTACTCCAAAAAAACACAATGAAAAAACTACTCGAATTACGTCAGCAAAAAACCGATTTAACCAACCAAATGCGCTCGCTGCTCACCAAAGCCGAAGACGAAAAACGTTCCCTGACAGCCGATGAAGCCAAACAGTTCGACGAGCTGCGCAATCAGTCTGATTCTTTGAATACCGAAATTGCCCGTTATGAGGTTTTATCTGATGAAGAACGCAATCAGGCAAAGAATCAGCCAACCAGTAAAACACTCAGCAATGACGAGCTGCGCCACTATATTCTGACTGGTGAAGCCCGTTCCCTGTCTACAGGAGTCCCCACAGACGGCGGTTATACCGTTATCCCTGAACTGAACAAACAGATCATGCAGCAACTGGCTGATGAGTCCGTCATGCGCCGAATCTGTACGATTAAGACCACACGCAGCAACGAGCATAAACAGCTTGTTTCGGTCGGTGGCGCAGCCGTAGCCCACACGGAAGAAGGCAAGGCACGCGGTGAGACGGCTACACCAAAGATGGAAGAAGTCAGCATCAAACTGTTTCCTATCTATGCCTACCCCAAAACCACACAGGAAATTATCGATTTCAGCGATGTAGATATCTTAGGCTGGCTGACGTCTGAAATTGCAGACACCTTTGTAGACACCGAAGAAACAGATCTGGTGAGTGGTGACGGCAGCAAGAAAGCGAAAGGATTTCTGTCTTACCCTCGTGACACCCAAGCCGACAAGATACGTGCGTTCGGTACGCTGCAAAAGCTGGAAGTTACCAGCTTTGAAGCCGATAGCTTGATTGACCTGAAATTCTTGCTCAAAAATAAATACCGTAAGAACGCGGTGTGGGTGATGAATTCGACAACTGCCTCCAATGTGCAAAAACTGAAAAACGGTAATGGCGATTATATCTGGCGCGAACGTCTGCAAGCGGGTGATCCTGATATGTTGCTGGGTTTGCTTGTCCATTATCTCGAATTTATGCCCGATAACATCATTAGTCTGGGCGACTTCAAACGCGGTTACTTCATCCTTGACCATCAAACGGGTATTCGTACTCGTCCCGACAATATCACCGAGCCGGGATTTTATAAGGTTCACACCGATAAATATTTAGGTGGTGGGCTGGTGGATTCCAACGCTATTAAGGTGCTGGAAATCAAAGGTACGAAAGCGGGTTAACGATAAGGGGCGCGATGCCTCTTAACGTCATGGAGTCTATCGAATGAAGAATGATTTTGAAATCCGCACTGCCTCGCTATCTGCTAGTGATAAGAAACTGACAGGCTATGTGATTAAGTGGAACAGCCGATCACAAGTGTTATGGGATGAGTTTGTAGAGCAGTTTGCTCCGAATGCCTTTAGCGCCAGCTTAACCACAGGCGCAGATATCAGGGCACTTTATGAACCTGCTAGGCCGTACTACGTCCGGTACGTTGCAATTGAGCGAAGATGCCACCGGATTACGTTTCGAATTAACCCCGCCAGATACGCAGCTAGGGCGCGATGTACTGACACTGGTTGAACGTGGCGATATCGCTGGGATGAGCTTTGGATTCAGGGCAATCAAAGATCAGTGGGATACAGGTCAAACGCCTTATATCAGAACCGTCTTAGAAGCCGAACTGCGGGAAATCACGATCACCAGTTTACCTGCTTATCCTGACAGTGGCGTAGAAATTGCCAGACGTTCACTCAATGCGGTTAAGCCCTATGATGCTGATTTGTGTCACTACTGGCTGCAATTATCCGAGGTGTGATGATGTGGTCTTTTAAGCGAAGTACCCCAGAACGGCGCAGCATGACGATGGATGAATTTTTTCTCTGGCAGGCATATCTAATACCAAATCCGGCGAGCATGTTTCACCCTCGACCGCCGAGGGTTTGCCTGCGGTGATGAATGCCATTACGGTGATTAGTGAAGCGGTCGCCACTATGCCCTGTTATTTGTATCGGGTTCAGCACCAGCACGGCAAAGAATCCCGCGAATGGTTGAGCGAGCATCCGGTAGATTATTTGCGATTGCCAGACCCCGTTTCAGTTTAAGCGAACCCTGATGCGTCATTGCTTACTGAATGGTAATGCCTATGCTGTGATTGTCTGGGGAAAAGATGGACAGCCACAATCTTTGCATCCTTACCCGTCGTCAGCTGTTGTACCTCAACGGTTATCGGATCATCGATTTGCTTACACCACCACCGAGCCTTATAGCGGCAAGGGCAGAACTTACCTACAGGAAGAAATTTTGCATTTGCGCTATGCCACGGAAGACGGCTTTTTAGGGCGTTCGCCTGTCACTATTTGCCGTGAAACACTGGGTTTGGGACTGGCACAACAACGTCACAGCGCAAGTATTATGAAAGAGGGCATGATGGCGGCGGGCGTGATTAAAGCCGCTGACTGGCTGGATGGCATCAAAGGGAATAAGGCGCTGGAAGCCCTCGAACGTTATAAAGGCGCTCGCAATGCAGGCAAAACGCCCATTCTTGAAGGTGGCATGGAATACCAGCAATTGGGGATGAGCAATCAGGATGCGGAGTGGCTGGCCTCCCGCCGTTTCACCATTGACGATATTGCCCGAATGTTCAATATCAGTCCGATCTTCCTGCAAGAATATTCGAACAGTACCTACAGCAATTTTAGCGAAGCATCACGCGCCTTTCTGACAATCACCATGCGCCCGTGGCTTGCTAATTTCGAACAGCAAATCAAATCCTCCTTACTGATGAACTCACCAACAAAAGGCATTCGCTACCAAGTTGAGTTCGATACCGCCGATCTATTGCGAGCCAATCCGAAAGAACGTTTCCAGAGCTATGAGACGGCGATTAAATCCGGTGTGATGTGCCCGAACGAAGCCCGTGAACGCGAGGGATTATCACCCCGTGCCGGTGGTGATGAATTCAGTCAGGCATGGAAACAAACGGTGGAAATCAAGCAACAACCGGAGGGCAAGGCATGAGGGCAGGCAGATTGCGGCATCGGATAACTATTCGTAAAAATGAAAGTACGCGTGATTCGTTTGGCGGTATCATCAATAACTGGGTGGATGTTGCCACCGTCTGGGCAGAAGTCAAGGCCATTAGCGGGCGGGAGCTGGTGGCATCCGGCGCAGTGTTCTCAGAAGCCACCGTGCGTATCTGGCTGCGTTATCGTGCTGATGTGACCACAGCGAACAACATTACCTATCACGGAGCAAACACCAGAGGGACGGCATTCGACATTATGGCGGTCATCCCCGATGCGAAACACACCCGCCTAGAGCTGCTTTGCAAGGGAGGTATATTCCGATGAGCCAGATTAAAATTTCCTTGAGCGAAATCAAACAACATTGCCGATTGTATGAAAGCGATACCCTTAATGATGCCTTGCTCATGGGCTATGCCGCTGCCGCGCTTGAAGTCTGCCAGCAACATATCGGTAAGCGATTTGGAGATGATCTGGCTTTTACCCCGGCGATTAAAGTTGGTTGCCTGCTGTATATCGGTTTGTTGTATGAGAATCGGGAGATGGCGACTGATGTTGAACTCAAAGAAGTGCCTTTTACTATCAAATCGTTGTGGTCTGTCTATCGTGATGTGGGGATCTACTGATGCCGTGGCAACCGTTAAGACGTTGTGGCTATCCCGGTTGTAAGCAACGGGTAAAGTCCGGTCGCTGTGAGGAACATCGACGGGAACCAAACAGGCAGCGCGGTACACGTACCGAACGTGGCTACAGTAACCGATGGGGACGCTATCGGCTGCAATACCTGAAAGCTAATCCGTTATGTGTCTATTGCTTACAGCAAGGCTGCTACACACCTGCAATCATTGTGGATCACATCATCCCAATACAGGGTGAAGCGGATGTGCTGTTTTGGCCTGCATCCAATCATCAAGCACTATGCCATGCCTGCCATAACCGTAAGACGGTACAGACAGACCCACTCACCAAAGCGAGGCGCAAACAAGGTGCTTATCGGGAGCAGGAGGCAGAAGCAGCACGATTATTTATCACAAGAATAATAACCAAATGAAATAACGGAGTGGGGGTATCAAAAATGACAAACGCCCCTCATAGCGGAACCGCCCCCTCCTCAAATTTTTACGCCCGGCAATTTTTTTGAAAATAAAATCACAAGGAACAGCGAACATTATGGCAAGAGCACCCAAACCGCCTACTTATTTAAATGAGATTGCCGCCAGTCAATGGAAGGCCAAAAGCAAAATCTTAAACGAGCGGGAAGATTTGAACGCCGCCGACTGGAATAACTTAGAGCTGTATTGCGTCAACTATGCCATTTACCGAAAGGCAGTGGCAGATCTTGATATCCGGGGCTTTAGCATTGTGAATAGTCAGGGCAGTGAAAGCCGTAATCCGTCACTGAGCGCCAAAGCCGACGCTGAAAAAATCATGATAAAAATGTCGGCGTTGCTGGGTTTTGACCCTGTATCACGGCGGAAAAATCCGGTAGAAATAGAGGAAGAGGACGAGCTAGACCGACTATGAACGCATGGGAACAGTACGCTTTTGATATCGAAAACGGCACAATTCCGGCCTGTAAACGGGTAAAACAGGCGGTGAAACGTTACTTTAACGACCTGAATAACCCGCTTTATGTGTTTGATTCGGCAGTTGTAGAGCGTTTCATTGCCTTTTCCCGTTACTGTCCACATGTCAAAGGCCATTTGCGGGGTAAACCAATTATGCTGGAGCCGTGGCAGCAGTTCGCCTTTGCTAACCTTCTCGGCTTCAAGGTCAAAGCGACCGAACGCCGAAAATACCGCAGTGCTTATATTCAGGTGCCGCGCAAAAATGCAAAGTCTACCGTTGCCGCGATACTGGCAAACTGGTTTCTGGTGATGGAGTCAGGCCAGCAGGATATTTACACCGCCGCCGTGAGTCGGGATCAGGCACGTATTGTATTCGATGATGCCCGCCAGATGTGCCTGTTATCAAAGCCCCTGAAAAAACGGGTTGTTATCCAGCAACACAAAATAACCTACCCGAAGAGCAACAGTCTGCTAAAACCACTGGCAGCCAAAGCCGCCACGATTGAGGGCACTAACCCCAGTCTGGCGATTATCGATGAATATCATTTGCACCCGGATAACGCCGTTTATTCTGCCCTTGAACTGGGGATGGGGGCACGTCCCGAAGGTATTCTGTTTGCCATTACCACAGCGGGCAGTAACGTGATCTCAGCCTGTAAACAGCACTATGATTATTGTTGCCAGATATTGGATGGCGAAGAACAAAACGAATCGCTGTTTGCCCTGATCTACGAACTGGACGACGAGAACGAGATTGATGATGAGACGCTCTGGATAAAAGCGAACCCAAATCTGGATATCTCAGTAGATAGCACCTCATTACATGACACAATTCAGAAAGCACGGGGCATTCCCTCACAATGGACAGAAATGTTAACCAAGCGCTTTAATATCTGGTGTCAGGGCGAAACGCCGTGGATGGGTGAAGGCGCTTGGAAAGCCTGCCAGACAGATTATGATGAAAACGATCTCAAAGGATTAGAATGTTATGCCGGATTAGATTTATCCTCAACAGGCGATATCACCAGCGTCTGTTACACCTTCCCTGTGGATAACGAACTGTTATTACTCACTCGCCATTACCTGCCCGAAGCCCAGCTACAGAATCCTGCCAATAAGAACCGGGCTGTTTATCGCCAATGGGTACAGGCAGGCTGGATACGCACCACGACAGGCGATTGCATTGATTATGATCGTATCCGTGATGATATTCTCAATGATAGCCAGCACTTTGATATCAAGCTGGTGGGTTTTGATACATGGAACGCCACGCATCTTAGAACACAATTACAGGGTGTAGGGCTGGATGTTGAGCCATTCCCGCAAACCTATGTGCGCTTTAGCCCCGTGGCGAAATCTGCTGAGGTGTTTGTTAACCGCAAAATCATTCGTCACAACGGCGATCCGGTGCTGGCGTGGGCGATGTCTAATGTCGTGATGGAAACGGATGCGAACGCTAATATCAAACCGAATAAAAAGAAATCAGCGAACAAGATAGATCCGGCGATTGCGTTTTTGATGAGTTTTGGCACATGGCAAGTAGAACATGAAAAGTTTGCGTTTAACTTAAGTGAAGAACAGCAGCAGAGACTGGATATCTTTGATGGGGTTTAATAAAATCAAATGATCAGAAGGTGAGATATTTCACCTTTATTTCACTAAATCTTATTAGCCATTAAATAAATTTTATTAATTTATTCTCTATTATATTATGTCATCCTGCCGACAAAACATTCTAACTATCAAATGTTAGTCAAGCCGTACTCTCCAATATTGATGAACCAATTTTATTGATGTTCACCGGCGGAGAAGTCTCCCACCGCCTTCATGTTATTTAGCAATGTGTATTGTTGATTAGATGAGGGAATAAATATGCAAGATAAAAAGCCTGAATCAAAAATCCTAGAAGATAACGTTGTAGTTGTACCAACTCGCGAATATGTGAAGGACGCGATCATAGAACACGCCCAGAGCCGCAATCATCCTTACGCAACTCAGGTAGAACCGGGATTTGTTACACTAAGTAATGAAGCAGATAGTGACAGTGAAATAACCGTCGCAACATCTAAAGCTGTTAAAAAAGCATATGATCTAGCTAATATAGCCAACCAAAACGCCCTCAATAATAACTCAAATCTCTATTTAGAGAAGAAGCAGAACAGGGCAGATATCCCGGATAAAGCGGAGTTTGTAAAGAATCTTGGTTTATCTGAATTAGTTTATAGAGCCGTAGGGAATGGACCAAACCAAGTACCGGATATGAACAGTTTTGATGCGAAACTTAATGAATCTGGGTATCAAATGCTTCCTAGTGGATTAATGATTCAGTGGGGGGTTGTAATCGGTTCAACAAGTACAATAGACGTGCGTAAATTCTCAATTCCATTTAAAAACAAATGCTTTGTTGTAACTGGTAATTATGTTAGAGGTGGTGATTGGGGGCAAGGTATATCTGCTGAAATTAGATCTAAAGAAGAGTTTTTAATTATTGTTCACGACTCGCTGGGAAATTGGTCAGGTTCCCGAGTGCAATATATAGCTATCGGATATTAGTCTTATAGAGATGAATTTTTCTTACCATAATTGAATAAATATCATACTGATTCGTATTGGTGTTTTTTTATAACAGTGTATATCTTCAAATATCACTACTACCGATCACATACCAATCTAGACATGGATGTCTAACCAATATCCTTCGGAATATCATAGGCTCTTCATCTCCAACCGAATAGTAACAGGCCTAAAAAGCTTCCAATGGGCCTGAATACAGAGCAGATATTTATCTTGAGTGAAGAACAGTAGTAGCACCTTAACGCGCTTAATAAGATATAACGCAAAAAGTTAAGCGTTTATACTGATTCGCTTATTGAGTCCGATAAACCAATCAGTTAAAGTAGCCCAGCCATTGGCAAAATCCAATGGTCAAGGATTAGCACCCTTGCAAAGAGCTATCCACTGGTAGGAGGTTTCTACCAGTGTGTCTGCTATCGCCCATTCAATGGCGATTCAGGCAGGGGAGGCTTCGGCCTCGCTGGAAGGTAGCTCCCAGTAGTGCTAACCCTGTCTGAATTGCCACCATCAATGTTCAATTAATGGAAGGGGTAGCAGGAATGATTGATATAAAAAAAGACTGGCATCAAGCCGATATTATTGCTGCATTACGTAAGCGTGGAACAACCCTAGCGGCTGTTTCTCGTGAAGCAGGACTCAGTTCATCTACACTAGCAAATACTCTTAGCCGTCCGTGGCCGAAAGGCGAATGGATAATTGCTAACTATCTCGAAATACATCCCTCAGAAATCTGGCCGAGTCGCTATTTTGATTCGTATGGCCGATTAATTGAGCGTCATGCTCGCAGTAAACCACTGGAATAA